GATCAGATATGTTACCAGTATCGGTGACGTTGAAACGGCCAGATAACAGGAGGCTCCTATGGCTACACATACCGGAAGCGAAGGGACCGTTAAGGTCGGTTCTAATGCAATCGCGGAAATCCGTTCCTTTTCCATTGAGGAAAGCGCGGACACGCTGGAAGATACCACGATGGGTGATACCGCCCGCACCTACAAGCCGTCGCTGACAAACTTTACGGGGTCTGTTGACGCTTTGTGGGATGAGACTGATACCACGGGCCAAGGCGCTCTGACTATCGGTGCAGAGGTCACGTTGAACCTTTACCCTGAAGGCGATGCTTCCGGCGATACCTATCTAACCGGATCTGCCATTGTCACTGGTCGGACTGTCAATTCGTCGTTTGATGGATTGGTGGAGATGTCCATTTCGGTTCAGGGTAATGGCGCTCTGACACAGACTACGGTGTAAGATGAGTCTAGCCAAACGCATCGCGGCCAAGCGCGCTGAACAAGAGCGCAAGGCCATTGAGGTTGCGGAATGGGGCGAGGGGGATGATCCTCTTCGCCTCTACTCTGCGGCTGTTACAGCCCGCGACATGGATAAGGTCCAACGCAAGCATCCCAACTTCTTGAACAACGTCACTATGGGCGGCATGGTGGATGTGATCATTGAAAAGTGTGAGCTTCACAACGGCGAAAAAGCGTTTACGCTGGAAGATAAAGCGGTGCTTATGGGGGAGCCGATCCCCACGATCACCAAAGTATTCAGTGAAGTGTTTTCTGGGGTAGATGTTGAGGATCACCTAAAAAACTAAAAGGCGACCCGTTCAGAATGAACCTGGTTGCGCTGGCTGATCGACTTGGCAAGACAATAGCCGAGATTGAGGAAATCAGCGTCACAGAGTATAATGAATGGGTCGCATATTTTATGATCCTTGAGGAGCGCGAGAAAAATGGCACAAGGTCTAGGTGAAAATCTCGCGATTAATATTGGCGTAAACGTCACTGGATTGCCTCAAATCCAGCAAGTGCAGACCCGAATGACGGGTCTAAACAAGACAATCCAGAGATCAACATCGCAGTATAACGCCAACGTTGTGGCCACGAATAAGTGGGCCAAGGGTGCGTTGCAGCAGGCTGGTTATCAGGTTGGTGACTTCGCAGTTCAAGTTACAGGTGGCACTAACGCACTCCAAGCGCTTGGTCAGCAGGGTTCTCAGTTTTTAGGCATCTTTGGACCTTTTGGTGCTGTTCTTGGTGCTGCCCTCGCGATTGCATCGGCTGTCGGCGTGGCATTCAGCAAGATGGGCGAAGCAGCTAACGGCGCATCTGAAAATGTCAAAAGTCTTTCAGCAGCTCTTAACGATGTAGAATCTGCTGCTAGCCTGACCGGACAGCAATTTAACAAATATCTCACAGAGGAATTTGAACACGCAAGTGAAGCGATTCAAGGAATGGTTGATCGCCTCAATCGCCTGCGCCTTGAAGGCTTGCAGGCATCAATCGGAAAGGTATTCGAAGAGTCATCAGATAGTCTCGCAGGGATGCGAGAGAGTTTTGACGAGATAGAAAGCTACTTGGGTGACGAAAGAGGAGCCTTCCAGCGCCTTGGAGGAGAGCGCCAAGCAGATTTTGAAGATGCGTTTGGCTTAACAAGTGATCAATTTGGTAAATTTCTAGAAAACATTGAGAACGTCAAAAGTTCCGCGAACTTTGATGAATTGGTAGAGTCAATTTCGATCTTAGAGAATCACCTTAATTCTATAAATGCGGGTGAACTTGAAGATTTTAGAGATAATCTTGTAGAAACTCTAGATAGCGAATCAGTATTTAGGCGTATTAGAGAATCTGCTGAAGACGCTAGAGTAGAAATTGCTGAACTTGGCACAACTGCGTTGTCTGCTGCTGAAGCTATGCTCTTAATTCAGAAGGGCGTTCTTCCTCCACAGGCGAGGGAAGATTTAGGCATAATTGATTCAACATATGAAGTTATTCGCAAGTTGAATCAAGAAATGGCCGAAACTGGAGATGAAGCAGGTAAAACCGTCAATAAAGCTGCACCTTTAGCGGAAATTCTTTCTGCTGCTGCGGAAAGTGCAGCCTTGCTTGCGCGTCGGCTGTCTGCTGCCCCCGGTTTCTTGCAAAACATGACAAACCAAGCTGCTATCATGCAAGCCGAAACCTTGGCGATAGCAATGGGACTTGATCAATCTGCTGCGTCTGCTGCTGCATTCCGAAAGCAGAGAGAACTGCATTATGGTCTTGAGAGCATTGCTCACTACGAACAGCGTCAAATTGCTCAAGAGAGGATTAATGATGAAGTTCGTCAGTTTGAGGCAAATCAAAACATAACTGATAGCCTGACCAAAATGCGAGATCGCTTTAACGATGTCGGCGCTGCTGGCGGTGGCGCAATGTCAAACGTCGCGAATGCCACCCAGGGCACACTTGGCATCATGGAAGGAATGTTCGATGAGCTTGATGCCATCGGTGAAAATGTCTCCAAGACCATCGAAGGCAGTTTGACTAGCGGCTTCATGTCAATGATTGATGGGACAAAGACAGTTAAAGACGCCTTCAGCGACATGGCGAGGGCAATTATTTCTGACCTGTACGAAGTGCTTGTTGTCCAGCGGTTGGTTGGCAGCGTGAAGGAAGGCACTGGGATTGCTGGTGCTATCGGCACTGCATTGGGCTTCCGCGCATCTGGCGGTCAGGTCACAGGCAATAAACCATACATTGTCGGTGAGCGCGGTCCTGAGATGGTTGTGCCTAGCCGAAACGCTCATGTCGTTCCCAACAACAAGATGGGCGGCGGCGGCGGTCCAGTTCAGGTCGTCTACCAGTTTCAGGGCGGCGTCACTGAAGCGGATCTTGGACGTGCTTTGCCTCTGCTTGTTGAGCGCACCAAGCGTGAAGTCGTTGATGCCGTCCAGCGTGGCGGCTCTGTTGCGAGGGTCTTCCGATGACAAACTACGCACTTCCATCGCACACAGGCATTCGATCTGTGGTCTTTAGGATGGCAAGTCAAAACGCCATCACGGCCAGTCCGTTTACATTCAAGCAACAAGTGCTTCAACATCCTGGTCGCCGCTGGGAAGTTGATGTCACATTGCCACCGATGCGAAACGCAAACGCGCGAATATGGATCGCGTGGCTCGCGAAGCTGGACGGCTCGCTCAACACGTTTACGATGGGCGATCCTCTTGGAGCAACACCGCAGGGCAGCGCAGGCGGCACACCTTTGGTTGATGGTGCAAGTCAGACGGGTGCAAGCCTGAACATAGACGGCTGCACGGCAAGCCAGACGGGCTGGCTGAAGGCAGGAGACTACATCCAGCTTGGCACAGGCGTTGACGCCCGATTGCACATGGTAACGTCTGACGTGGACAGTGACGGCTCTGGCGATGCCACTCTGCCTTTGTGGCCTCAGATCACAACTGCACCAGCAAATGATGCGTCTGTCGTTGTGTCAAATACTGTTGCGGCGTTCAGGCTGGCATCGAATGTCAGCACATGGTCTGTCGATGAGGCATCGATCTATGGCATCAGCTTCAGCGGATTGGCAGTGTTATGAGTCGAGATATTGCAGCGGCCATTTCCAACGCGCTGGACGATCAGACGATCAGCGTTTTCTGGGCTTGCGATCTGTTGTTTGACAGCCCGAATGCCTTGCACTTCTGGAGCGGGATCGGAGATCTGTCTCTGGATGGCGAGACATACACAGGCGCAGGCGACTTGCTTGGCATATCTGAACTGCGTGAGAGTTCTGACATTGCGGCCTACGGGGCGACACTGACACTCAGCGGCATTCCCAGCAGTATTATTTCTGTTGCTCTTGCGGAGCCATATCAAGGACGCAAAGCTATCGTGAAATTCGGCGTTGATGTCGGCGGCACAAAAACAGCCTTCACCGTGTTTACAGGTGAAATGGATCAAATGAGCATCTCGTTTGGTGCAGACACAGCAACAATCTCGCTGGACGTTGAAAGCCGGATGATTGATCTGAACAGACCCAGAATAAGGCGCTACACAGATGCCGACCAGCAGTCGCGATATGTTGGTGATTTGGCTTTTGAGTTCGTTCCCAGATTGCAAAGTGAAAGCCTAGAATGGAAAGCCAGCTAACCAGATATGTTGCAAAGCATCGCGATCTGCCTTTCGGCTGGCGCGATAACAACTGCATGTCATTTGTGAGCGGTGCGCTTGAGGCTTGCGGTTTCTCTGGTCTTCCGCGCGAATGGTGCAGCGGCTACACGACCACGAAAGAGGCGTTGCAAGCGTATCGCGCGGCTCTGGCTGCTTATGGCCATGACAACATCGTGTCTGCTATGGATGCTCGCTATGAGCGCGTTCTGACGCTTTATCCAATCGACGGAATGATATGCTCTCGCAAAACAAATGATGTGATGGGGCGCGGTTTTGGTATAGTGCTGCGAGGCGGCTGCGTGTTTTTGACATCTGATGGCGCTCGCTGGGCGCACGTTGAGCCTGCTGATCTGTTTTGGAGGGCGACATGAAGAGAGTATTACTGGCAACCTGTTCTGCGCTTGCGCTCTCAACTGTTCCGGCTGCGTCTGATCCGATCAGCCTTGCTGTCGCGGCTGTATCAACAGGTCAAGCGGTTGCTACGGGGAGTTTGATTTCATTAGGGACCACGGGCTTTACAGCTATTGCTGTTGACTTCGCTGTTCGCGCTACTCTTGGCTACGCGCTGAACGCTTTGTCGTCGTCCACCACGCGCGGTGGTGCAGCCAGCAGAGGATACCAGAACGTCAACCAGCTTGGCACTGCGCTGCCGCACCAGGTGGTCTATGGCGAAACCAGAATAGGTGGCGCTGTATTTTACCAAGCAATCACATCATCGTCAGGCACTAAGCAGGATCGGCTTCACCGCACGATTGCTTTCGCCGGCCATGAGATCGACAGCTATCAAGCGATCTATTTCAACGATGAAGAAGTGACGATTGACGGCAGCGGCAACGTAACAGCGCCGTCGCAGTTTGTCGGCAAGGCGCGTGTGAAGCAGTATCTTGGAACGGACGATCAGGCTGCTGATGCAGACCTGGTTGCGGAAGTGACAGAATGGACTATCGCGCACCGAGCGCGTGGCATTGCATATCTGTACGTTCGATTTGAGGATTCGGCAGCGTTCCCAAATGGCACACCTGTCGTCACAGCCAAGATCCGAGGCAAGAAGCTAGAAGATCCGCGCACATCGACGACAGCGTGGTCTGACAATCCAGCGCTGTGCATCCGCGACTATCTGCTTTCCGGCTACGGACTGAGCGAAAGCGCATCGGATCTCGAAGGAACATTGTTTGAAGAAGCGGCTGACGCTTGCGATGTGACTGTCGCTGGATCGAAGATATACACCTGCAATGGTTCGTTTACGCTCGACGGAGATCCAGAAGACATCATTCGAAACCTGCTGTCATCGATGGGCGGAACCTTCTGGAATTTCGCTGGGAAGTGGGCAGTTCTTCCGGCAGAATATCGCGCTCCTACACTGACGCTTGACGAAAACGACATGAGGTCGGCGCTGGAAATTGCCACACGTCACAGCCGCAGAGACAACTTCAACGTCGTTCGCGGTCAGTTCAAAGGCGATCAGACCGATTATCAGCCAGACGATTATCAAGAGGTGACTTCTGGTCT